TAATGATGAAGTCATCTTTGACGCTATCGCTGAAGCTGAAGCTTAATTATTAGGACTGGTGTCACTAGACATGCGCCATCTCACTACGCTGACAGACCGTAGGTCTAAAAGTCTGTCACCTTTATAGGAATTATTATGAAAATGAAAACTGTCTTAGTCACTGGCGCTGGTGGCTATATTGGTAGCCACGTCTGTAAAGCATTGCACGATTCTGGCAAATATCTTGTCATTGCAGCTGACTGCAATTGGCCAAACAATGTTGATGAGTATGTAGATCGTAAGATACCATACTTTAATATTTGTGAACGAACAAATTTCATGGATAGTCGTATTAAAATGCGAGATCATTTTGATGTTATTGTCCACCTTGCTGCTAAAGTACAAGTTGCTGAAAGTATGGTTCGTCCAAAAATGTATTATGATGTTAACGTTAAAGGTACTGAAAACTTATTTGATAGATTTAAGGCTGAACACTTTATCTTTGCAAGTAGTGCAGGTGTTCTTGATCCACAAAGTCCATATGCAATCAGTAAACTTATGTGTGAACATCTCATACGAGAAGAACTACCTGACACTAGTACTATATGTCGTTTCAGTAATGTTGCTGGTAATAACGGCATCTTTACACAAAGTGGTCCTGTAAGTCATCTAGTGCGGGTTGCAAGTAAAGTTGCTGCTGGAAAAATTGACGAACTTACTATCTTTGGCAACGACTACGATACATTTGTACCTGACACCAAATATCAAGTAGATGGAACTTGTGTAAGAGACTACATTCATGTATGCGATCTTGCTAATGGTATACTCAATCTTATTGAAGCAGGTCCACAAAAAGAAATACAAAACTTTGGCAGTGGTAAATTAACCAGCAATTTGCAAGTTGCTATGACAATGAAAAAAGTAACTGGTGTAGACTTTCCAACTAAGTTTGGACCAAGACGAACAGGTGATCCTGCAATATTAGCATTTGACAAAATCAGCAAACACTTAATTCATAGACATACATTAGAAGATATGTGTTTAAGTGCTTACAATTTAGAAAAGGAAATAGCATGAAGATTAGTATATTATTAGGACGAGGTGTAGAAGGTGTAGGTCTTACAAAGAATGTAGTTGAACTACAGAAATTGTATGGCGAAGATAATGTAGACATATATGCTACTATTGACAAGACCTGGGGTCGTGCAGAAAGCATGAACTTCAAATGGCAACCATTTCGTGGTGCTGACTGGACTCGTGGTAAAGCAAGTAGAAAGTTTCCTGATTGCATATCAACAAGTGAAGTAGTAGATCGTATTAATCTCAGTGATTTATGTCTTGTCTTTTCTGTACCAAGTCAGGATCATCCACAAGAATGTATAGATAACTTCTTAGAAATGATTAAACAAATTACAATTCCAAAATCTCTAATTCAAGTTGACCATCTAATACAATCTATTAGACGCAACGCCTTGCTGAAAGAAATCTGTCAAGAACTTGATGTGTTGTTATGTCACAGCACTGAAAATCCATTTGCTGGTTGGGTTAAAGATAATAAAATTACCACGCCTTTAATGAGTATGGGTGTAGGCTTTAACTTTACGAAAGATGCTTGGTTACCAGTTGAAGAACAAGTTCCTCGTACCATACGATGGGTAGGTCGTGCCGCTGGTTGGAAAGGTCCTGAACTAATGATTGATCTGCATAACAAATACTTTCAACCTGCAGGTTATATTACTATGCTTGAAGGTCTTGAAGCAAACATAAGTTATAAGTCTATACTTAATCGTATTGCTGATGACGATACTACAAGACGAGATGTAGTTAACTTCTTTCGTTATGAAAAAGAAAGACATCCAGCAGATCAACCACGAGATCCAGTCTATGGTGATGAGCAACGAAACAAGGGTGCTTATCTCTATCCACCTTACAAATATGCAGAAATGTTGCAGCGTATGAATAAGACTACATTTGGTAGTGATCTTATGCATTTCAAAACAAACATCTACGGCAACAACATTGAGTATTGCCATACAGACTCTTTTGCTGGTGGTGCCATACCGTTATTTCATAAACACTTTTGTGATAATGTAATACACAGAAAACAAGGTCTGCCAATTAATCAATGTAAAAATACAGGCACACTAAGTATTGATATGAATACGGCACCTGAAACTCTGCAAACTATGGAACTCTTAAGTACAGATTTAGTCATGCGACAAGAATGGCGTGAACAAATGTATGAATTTTGGAGTGAACATTGTGATGCTGCAGTTGTATATGCTGACATTATTGATAAGACGCTGAATCCTCCTAAAAAGGCTGCATCAGTATTCTCTCAATTATTCACATAAAAGTATGTACAATCCAGTTAAATAGTATTATAATAGGATAAATAACCAAGGAGAATATATGGGCAAACTAAAAGCAACTTTACCTGAAGGCGAACTTCTAATCATGCCAACCAAGTGGCATCAAGATATTAAGAAAATGCACGAGCATTATGGCTTTACTCTAGAAAATAGTAGTACTGAAAATCTTGCACGCTTTCTTAAATTCAGAATTGAATTTCTTGAAGAAGAACTAACAGAAATGAAAGATGCAGACAACGCAGACGATGTTGTTGATGCATTAATAGATTTATGTGTAGTAGCTATTGGTACTCTTGATCTTATGCAAGTTGATTGTCAACAAGCTTGGGATAGAGTACTACGAGCTAATATGCTTAAAAAAGTCGGTGTTAAAGAAACACGACCACAAGACGGTTCATTACCTGATCTTGTAAAACCAGAAGGATGGCGAGCTCCACAACATTCAGATAATGTTGGCTTACTATCTAAACTTTACTAAACTTAAACTCAAAGGAAAACCTAAATGCAAGTAAACACAAACCCACGCCGTAATAACACAGGCGACAATGAAAGCTTACGCGAATTCAACTATCGTAAACTTGACCAAGAAGAAACTAAACTCTTAGCTGAATCAGCAATTAAACTTATTGACAAATTCTTTGAATGTCAAGGTAATTACGAATCTACAGTTAAGCAATCACCACACTGGCCACAAGATCCACTTAAAGTCTTTGAAAAGATTGAAAGTGTATTTAAGAACCAAGTTAACGATGATGTTGACCAACGATTCCTAGACTATGTAGTAGCTAATACAGTAAAACCATTTAAGTGGTATACATATAATGGCAAGACAGTTAATGTAAGTCCAGCTCAAGTTGGATGGTGGACTAAACAACTAGATCGTGCAGGTATTGACTCTTACTTTCTAAAAGATCCAGCAAGTAGACGAGTTAAATTGCCTATTGATGCTACTGCAACAACAGTTGTAAGTACATCTACTGGTCCAGCATATCACGCACTATTTGAATAATGAAAACAGCAGATATTAGAAACTTATTTAAGCAACTATATTCTGCTGGTGAGTATGGCACTACAGTAGAAATACTTGGTGCCAGCTTTATTGCTGATGAACCATCAATATTCGGCAAACCAGATCAAGATTATATTAGTCGTGAAATTCGTTGGTACAACTCTATGAGTAGAAGTGTGCATGATTTTCCAGGTGATGCTCCAACAATATGGAAGCAAATAAGTGGTAAAGACGGTATGATTAACTCCAATTACGGTTGGTGTATCTACAGTCCTAACAATGGTAGTCAATACAGCAAAGTATTGCAAGAACTCAAAACAACACCAACAAGTCGTAGAGCTACTATGATTTACACACGACCTACCATGCATCGTGATTATAATGTAGAAGGCATGAGTGACTTTATTTGTACTAATGCTGTAAGTTATTACATAAGAAATAACAAATTACATTCAGTAGTACAAATGCGAAGTAACGATGCAGTCTACGGTTATAAGAATGACTATGCATGGCAAAAACATGTACTCTCTAATCTAGCACTAGACCTAGATGTAGAAGTAGGTACTATATATTGGCAAGTCCAGAACTTACATGTCTATGAAAGACATTACAAACTTATTGAAGAACAACTATGAAAAAGAAATCTATTCCAGAACAAATGACAGAAACCAAAAAGCTACTTGACATTCTCAAACGAGATACCATGGATGAAATATTTGAACGACCATTCTCTTGTAAAGTACTTGAAGAATGTATTGAACTACAACTTCGTAAAGCTCATGATTACCAGAATCCAAACTCCTCGGTTAAACAGATAGACTACTATCCACACGGCTTACAGAGTCTCTATGATATTCTTAATGCAAAACTTCTACGAGTCAAAAGTCTCATGGAATCAGGTGCAACTCCTAACCACGAAAGTATTGATGACTCCTTACGCGATCTAATCAATTACGCAAGTTTCGCAGTTGCATATAACCACGGTAAGATCCCTGGTCAACAACCTAAATAACAATGACTATTCCACCTTACATTAAACTATTCAGTCAAATATGGTCTATTAGAGCAAGTCAACCATACGAAATAGGTGATGACCTTGGACAGTGTAAACATGAAACACATGAAATAATACTTAATCCAGGTCAAACACAACAACAAATGTATCAAACTCTCATGCATGAAATTGTACATGCATTTGAGTTAACTCTAGATCTAGAAATGACAGAAAGACAGGTAGATCTATTAGCACTTTGCTTTATACACTTTGTAAGAGAGAATCCTGAATTTATGGATCTCTATGCTCCAATTACAATTGAAGGAGAAATAGATGAAGGAAATTAGACAATCAATTGAGTATGAAGGTAACAACCATCATGAGTTACAACGCGCTCTTAAAGACTGGCATCAAGAACATAAATTCAGTAGTGGTCTTGACTGGAGCTTTCAATATATGTGGGCAAGAATGACAGACGAAGACTGCCTGTTATTCTGCATCAAACACCCACAATTTGCAGATAGATTTACAAATGTCGCGACCAGCTAGACCAACTTTACTATCAACACAAACAGAAGATTGTGAATTTGATATTGTAGAAGCTAGCGGTCTGTGGACAGTGTTGTATAAAGACAAACCATTTAATGTAAGAAAGAAATACTATATATGGAAAGGCAAAACAATGAAAACATATCAAACAACGTATCCAACTATTGCGCCAGCAAACAACCTTGCCGAGAAACTAAACAAACAATTCGGCACAGCAGACTTCACCGTTCACAAAATATTATGATAAATAACTCAAAGTTCCAGACAATAATAGGTAAACCACATTACCAATTAGTATTCAAAAAAACATGGATACCGCAAACTGAACAGTGGCATCTACAGTTTGTATCTCAAGATGAATTACAACATAAGTTTGAAATCTTCTTAACTGAAGAAGAACTTAAAATATTTAAGGATAAACTATGATGGATGATAGAAAAAAGCCTGGACCAACACCTGGTCCTAAGATAGGTACAGCAACCATTACTGGTTATGTCGTTGGACGAGATAACATTGTTGTACCACCTGAACAAGTACAAGACCTTGCTGAGATAGGTTGCACTGACCAAGAGATCTGCGACTTCTTTGGTTTAAGTGGCGTTTCTACATTAAGATATAACTTTAGTAGTATACTATTAAAGGGTAGAGAAACATTAAAACAGAGACTCAGGAGAGCAATGCTTCATAATGCTCTTGTTAACAATCATGCTATTATGCAAATATTCTTAGCCAAGAATATGTTAGGCATGAGTGATAACGGTATGGGTAATGGTAATAAACAAACACTACCATTCACTGATGATGAAGATTTTGAAGTAGATGATAACATGCGCGATGACATGAAAGAAGAACTAAATGAACTAAATGCCACTGAGTAAAGCACAACGAATAATTGCAGATGCACCATTTAGATTTAGAGTTGCCGTATGTGGTAGACGATTTGGTAAGACTCACTTAAGTATTAGAGAGTTAGCCAAATATGCAAGAATACCAGACAAGAGAGTATGGTATATTGCACCTACATACAGAATGGCTAAACAGATTGTATGGAAGAAACTAAAGAAGAAACTTACCACTATCAATTGGGTAAAGAGTATAAATGAAAGTGATCTTACTCTAACACTCGTTAATGGCAGTGAGATAAGTTTGCGAGGGGCTGACAACTACGATAGTCTTCGTGGTGTTGGCCTTGACTTCGTTGTACTAGATGAAGCTGCTGACATAGATGCAGAAGCATGGTATGAAGTAATAAGACCTACATTAAGCGATACTGGAGGTCATGCTCTATTTCTCGGTACGCCAAAGGGTATGAATTGGTTTAAGGAATTATACGACAATCATCTAACAAAGAATAATTGGGTATCATTTCAATTCACGACTCTTGATGGTGGCAATGTACCTGAAGAAGAAGTAGAAAGTGCAAGAGCAGATCTAGATACACGAACATTTCGTCAAGAGTATGAAGCTACATTTGAAAACTTCAGTGGTATTATTGCTTACTCTTTTGGCGATCATAACATACAAGATAAACCTGCCATAACGAGTACACAACCACTTATTATAGGTACTGACTTTAACGTTAATCCTATGAGCGCTACTGTAATGCTACGAACAAAGGATGGCCTACATCAGATAGACGAAATAGTTATACATGCTAGTAACACTAATGAGTTAGTTACTGAAATACGAAATCGTTATCCAGATAATCCTATTACTATATTTCCAGATCCAGCTGGAGTACAAAGAAAGACAAGCGCTAATGGTCAAACAGACATTAAGATTCTTGAGAATGCTGGCTTTACGGTTAAGTACCATCGTCAGCATCCTCTTGTTAAAGATCGTATCAACGCTGCAAATAGTTTATTTCATTTGCGCACTGATGGTCACAGCAGGTTTCGCATTGATCCTAGTTGTAAACATACTATTAAGTCTCTTCGCCAACACTGCTACAAACCTGATACGCAAGTACCAGAAAAAGATTCAGGATTAGATCACATGTTTGATGCTCTTACATATGCTATTCAATATCTATTTCCTATTAGCAAAGATTTACCAACTATACTGCCACAACGATTTGGTCACCAATTGGTATAAATATAATATTAAAAGGAGCCATATATGGCAGAATTACAAACGTTCCAGAATGCCTATTTACAAGCAACAGCTGGAAACTTTACATATAGTCGTAATCAACTAAGATGGAAATTCTTGCTTGATAGCTTTACTGGCGGACAAGCCTATCGTGAAGGAGCATACTTACAACGCTATGCTCTTGAAAGCGATACACAATATGCAGCACGATTACTCAACACTCCGCTTGATAATCAGTGTCGTAGTCTAATTAGTCTATACACTAGTTTCTTGTTTAGAACAGAACCAGAACGAGAGTTTGGTAGTCTAGAAAATAACTTTACAATTAAAGAAATTATAGAAGATGCTGATCTTGACGGTCGTAACATGAATGCATTTATGAAAGATGTTGCGCAATGGGCATCAGTCTTTGGACATATGTGGATTTGTGTAGCCAAACCAAATGTAGGTGCCGTTACTCTTGCAGATGAACAAGCATTAGGCGCACGACCTTATCTTAGTTTATATAATCCATTAGCCGTAACTGATTGGCGATGGGCAAGACAACCAAACGGCGGTTATGAATTAGAATACATTAAGTATGTTGAAGAAGTTAATGGTACTGAGACTGTTGTTAAAGAATGGACATATGATACTATTACAACATACAACCTAGATACACAACAAGAGCGTGTTATAGAGATGAAAACAGAAGTAAATGGTCTTGGTTTTCTACCATTTGTATGTACATATGCTGAGCGTAGTCCAGTTCGTGGATTAGGTAATAGTTTAATAGATGACATTGCTGATCAACAACGCATGATCTACAATGAGTTAGCTGAAGTATACGACTCTATTCGTTTAGATACTCATCCATCATTAGTTGCTACTGCAGGTACAAATGCTCAAGGTGCGGCTGCTGGTCAAGTAATTACTATGGAAGAAAATCTTGATCCTGCACTTAAGCCTTATGTTCTTAACTTTGAAGGTGGCCAGATAGATAAGATATATGCTTCTATTGACAACCGTAAAGAGATGATTAATAGCATGGGAAATGTAGGTGCAGTTCGTGCTACAGAAACAAGAGAAATGTCTGGCATTGCTATTGAGACAGAATTCCAATTATTAAATGCACGACTCTCCAGCATTGCTGATAACTTAGAGTTAGCTGAAGAACAAATTTGGCAGATTGTATATACATATATGGGTGCCACATGGGATGGCGAAATAAAATATCCAGATAACTTTGCATTACGAAATGTTGACAATGAATTAAGTCAACTTAAAGTAGCATATGAAATTGTACAAGATCCTGCTAAACGATTGTCAATTGAAAATGCAGTAATGGATGCTATTGATATTGAAAGTCCTGAACACGAATTAGAAGAAGAGTATGCTGAACAAGAAGGCGTACCAGCTCCTGATGAAGAAGAAATTAAATGGGTATATCCTGATGGTAAGCCTATCAGTCCTGATTTACCTGAAGCTTATGATATGGCAACAGGTAGCGAGAATTGTAAGAACTGCGGTTACTATGTAGAAGGTTTATGCACTCGCTGGAACAACGCTCCAGTTAAAGCTAATTACTGGTGTGCTGTCTGGGAACCAAAGACTAATTAAATAGTATAAATATAGTACATACAGAATTATCTGTTAAACAATACGGCTAAGACCCGGCAAAGGACACAATGACCGATACAAACATTGGCGACATGGAAGGAACTGAGCCTTCTCTAAATGAAACTCAGGCGACTGTAAAGACTTATACACAAAAAGAAGTTGATGACATGATGGCAAAAACAAAGAATGCCGTTATTAAAAAGATTTCTAGTAAGTATGAAGATCTCGGCGATCCAGAAGAGTTAAGGACTATTGTCAATAACTACCAGAAGGTTCAACAAGAGCAACAACTTAAGCGTGGAGAGTTTGATAAAGTTATACAAGAATTAGCTTCCAAGAAGGATGCAGAAATTCAAAAGAGGGATAAGATCATAGAAAGTTTCAAGGTTGAAGCTCCTATTGTAGATGCAGCTGCTCGTTATCGTGCAGTTAATCCTGATCAAGTCAAAGCACTGATTCGTAATCATGTTAGACTAAATCAAGATGGTGAAGTAGAAGTATTAGATGATAAAGGTGTTGTTCGCTATGATGACAGCGGGAAACCTGTAAGTGTGGATAGCTTTGTTCAGTCATGGCTGCAAAACAATCCACATTTTGTGTCAGCAACACCTGCTACGACTAATAGTAAAAGCAACATCAGTTCATCTACAACTAAGAAAGTAGACATTAGTAAATTAGACATGAAAAATCCCGAGCACAGAAAAATCTATGCAGAATATAGAAAATCTGCAGGATTAGCCTAAAATTCATTAAGGAGAATATATTATGGCAGGTTCAACGACCACAACACTAAACGACTTGTTACCCGAAATTATTCAGGAAGCAATGTTCGTAGCAAGCGAGCGCTCAATTATGCGCGGTCTTGTAAAGAATTACACTTTGGCTCCAGGTCAAGGTAAGAATGTAAATGTTCCAATTTACCCTAAGCAATCTGCTGCCGCTGTTACTGAAGGTAACGAAGTAGATAACACTGCAGTTACTACTGGTACAGCACAATTGACAGTTAGTCCTGTTGCTATTCGCACATTGTTAACTGACTTAGCTCGCACATCTGCTGCAAGCAATGTTGTTGCTGACTTAGGCAAATTGTTTGGTGAAGCTGTTGCACGTAAGATTGACACAGACTTGACATCATTGTTCTATACATTGTCTAATGGTCAAGGTAACTGGGGTAGCGCAATTGGTGCTGCTGACATCTTCAAAGCAGTTGCTCAATTAAAAGCTAACGCTGTTCCTACAGAAGGTATGGTCTGTGTTGTACATCCTAAAATCGCTTATGATCTTAAGGCTGCATTAACAACTGCAGGTAACACACCTTATGTTGGTAACGCAATGAGCGATGTTGCTAACGAAGCAATGCGTATGGGTTATGTTGGTATGTTGGCTGGTATCCCAGTTTACGAAACATCTAACATTGCTCTAAGAAGCGGTGGTGAAGCTGGTGAATATGCTGGTGCTGTATTCCAACGTGATGCTCTAGGTCTTGGCTTGATCGGCGATATCTCTATTGAGACACAACGCCGTGCTAGTTTCCTAGGTGATGACATCGTATGTTCAGCATACTATGGTGTTGGTTTGCTACAAGGCGACTACGGTCAATTCTTGGCATTTGACAGTTCAATCTAATTGCTAAATTAATCTAAGGAGAATCACATGAATAGAGCATTTATATACAGTTACAAAACATTTGTAAGTTTCGCAACTTATGAGGATGTCACTAACCGTGATTCTCGTGTTTTTGAAGCAAATGAAGATCTTACTGAAGACGAAATCAACGGTTACCTAGAACAAGCCAGTCAGCGTATACTAACACAAATTAGAAACACTGAATGGTGGAGAGAGTATCAGCGTAGAATGGCACAGATCACAAATCCTAACCTTCTACCCGCTGTTAATCCAGATTATATATTGGCCAGAACACAGGAATTTAAGGACTTGAACGTGTACTTTGCATTGTTTGAGTATGTATATCCTACTGTTGCTGACTTTGGCAATCCTGAAAGTGCTGAATTTGCAAAAATTAAGTTCTATAAAGATAGCTACAATGTATTGTTTGACGAAGTAATTGATGCTGGCGATTGGTATGACTTCAGCGAAAATAACACGATTGATACTAGTGACAAGATGGCTACTACAGTTAACAGAGTTCGTATAAGATGAGAGCAGAATTATTAACTTATTTGACGGCGCAACTGACGGGTACTATTAAGACCAGTCAAGAATTGCCTTTTCAAGAAGGTACTAATCCACTCTATCTCAAAAATCCTCGTAGAGTTTATTTGGACGAACCTTTCACTGAACAAGAAGAGTTCTTACCAACTCTTGGTAGTTTATCTATCAAACAGCGTGTTACTACGGTTAGATGGTATCTAACAATGGACGCAAAGAACAGAAATACGGATTTAGATAATGCAATCACAATCCTCGGTAGTGCTAAAGATATCACTACCATCACTGGCGTCTGGCAACGTCAGTTTGATTATACTACCACAATAGAAAACGACAGAGTTATCTATGAAGGTGAGTATAGATTTACAAATTTAGCATAAGGAAAAAATAATATGGCTTTCATATTTCCAGCACCAGGCGTAGAGAATGTAGAAACTACATTAGCTATTCGCGTTAGCGGAGATAATTCAGGTCTATTGATCCCAGCGATGCAAGACATTACGATTAACAACGCAAATGATGTATTCACGTGGACACAATTGGATGAAGAATCTAAACTACAAATCCCAACAACAGCAACCAATAGTGTTGACTTAAACATTGTTCTAGATCAAACAAGTTTCTTCGGCTCAGGTACAGGTACAGATGTTGCTATCAACAAAGGTATCTTTGGCTTAAGCAAAGACAAAAACTTGATTGCTTTCACACTATATCTTGGTGATACAAGTACAGGTGGAGCAGGTAAGACTATGAGTGGTAACGCTTATATTACTGGTCTAGCACCAACTGTTTCTGCAGATAGTCCAGTTTGGGTATCTCCAGTTACGTTGACTGTAACAGGTAACTATACAGTAACCTAATTCTCAGGGATGGGAAGACGAAGAGGACCTACGGGTCCTTTTTGTTTAACTAAAATGTATAAATAACTACATGATTTGGAGGTCATATGATATTTGATGATAAGACAGCGGATGAAATATTTCGTAGCATTGAAGCAGAAGTTGCTAAAGGCTTAAGCGAATTAAGATGTGCTAGAAAAGATCTAGAGCAAGCAGAAGTTAGAATGAAATTTGCATTAGCAACTATTCATTACCTAAAACAAAGATATGAGGATATAAAATGAAATTAACACAACTAAGTAAAAAACCAGAGTTAGTAAAAGTAGAACTAACTGACGAAGATACGCTTAAAGAATACGGCGAACCACTTGAATTCTGGATTTACGATCGTACAGGTATGGATGTATTCGTAAAGATGGCTACTATGAAGAGCGAAGACTTTGGTGACATGGTTGAAATCGTGAATAAAATGATTCTTGACGAAGATGGTACACCAATCGTTAAAGATGGATATCTATTACCCAGTAATATATTAACTAGAGTAATAGGTAAGGTTGTAGAAACATTGGGAAAGTAACGCAGGAAGACTTGGATCCTGAAAGTGTTGAGATGAGTATGTTGCTCTCAATAGATGCTCTAGGAAAGCGTTACAGTTTGTTGCCCAGCGAAGTAATGTCCAAGGCTTCCACATTTGATTTAGTAGTATTAGATGCAAGTCTTGGATATCAATCATATATACAAGATAAAGCAGATGGTAAAAAACCAACGCCTAAGTTATCTCAAGAAGAGATGATGGCAGCTTTAGAAAGAGTACGCAAAGAATGACAATATACTTTGACATGAATGCAGTTAACAAGATGTTTAATCAGGCTGAAGCTGTAGCAAATACTTTACCTAAAGAAGCATATGATGTATTTCGTGATAATACACCTGTTCGTAGTGGCAATGCTTATCGCAGAACTACTCTTCGTGGTAATACTATTAGCGCTAATTATCCATATGCTGAAAAGTTAGATGAAGGTTATAGTCAATTAAAGCCAAACGGTATGACTGTACCTACTGAAAAGTTTCTACAAAAACGAATTAATACTTTAATAGGAAAAATTAAATAATGGCAAATTTAGCAGTCACACTTGAACTAGATAGTCAAGGTTATATTCGCAATATTCGCGCAGCAAATAGTGCAACACAATCTTTTGCAAAAGATGCAACTACGGCAGCCAAAGATGTTGATACACAATTCGCAAAGCTTAACACTAATAGTGAAAAGTTAGCTGCTACTTTTGGCAAGTTAAAAGGTATTATTATTGGAACGGCTCTTGCTGCTCTAACTCGTGGTGCTATTGGTGCTGCTGATGCCATAAGCGATTTAAGTAAAGCAACTGAATTAAGTGTAGGTCGTATTATTGAATTGCAAGCGGCATTACAAGCGGCAGGTGGTGAAAGTGGTAACGCAGGTAAGTTAGTTACAGAATTCTATAAGAGTATAGATGAAGCGGCTAAAGGTAGTGATAAGACACAAGAAAGCTTAGGTAAATTAGGTGTAAGTCTCAAAGATTTAGCTACATTAAGTACAGCTGATCTTCTAGATAAAACAGTTAAAGGTTTTGAAAACATTACAGATCCAGCACAACGAACTGCTATAGCTATACAGTTGTTTGGTAAGAGTATGCAAGGTGTTAGTCCTGGAGATCTTGCTGCAAAGATGGATGAATTGCGTGGTAAATTTGATCAACAGACAACCGCAGTTAACAACGCTGCTCAGTTAAATGATAACTTTGCTGAAGCAATGAACAATGTTAGACTAGCATTCTTAACAATCACATCACCTATGGTTGAATTTGTTAATAATATTAGTAAAAGCAAAGCTGAACTTGACCAAATGATAGGTTACTTAAAGACAATTGCAATTGTCTTAGTTGCTGCATTTAGTATGACATTATTTGGTCGTGTAGCTACAATTATTGGTGGTATTGGACGAGGTGTTGCTGCAATGACAGGTGGATTTACAGCCTTTAGCGCAAAAGTTACAAGTATATTTGCTGTCGCTAGTCCATTCATGACAGGATTAAGAGCTGCCGCAAAATTAATAGGTTTAATTGCTGGTGGTGTAGGTGCCGCTGTTGGATTAGGTGTAATTGGTGGTAATGATGGTGGCGAAGTTACTGGAGGATCAACACAACCTGGAACAATGGGCGCATATAAGAGTCGTGCTGAAAGTACAGCGTCTAATGTAGTTCGTCCTGTTGAAGTAGGTAAAGAATTAACTGGACAATTAAACTCAGTACAAAGTTTAGCTGATGGTTATAAACGAATTGCTCAGTCTAACATGGATAGATATACAACAGAAGTTGAAATGTTAGGTAAAAGCAAAGAAGAAGCAGAAACAATGAAAGGTTTAGCTGATATTAATAAACGCTATGCTGATCAAACTGCTGCTCTTGAAGATAAAAAGAAAGGTGCTAAAGGCGCCACACTTGGATTAATCAATAAAGAGATTGCTAACTTACAAGAATTAAAGAATAGTGAAATAGATGTATATAACATTACACGAGATCAAACTATTCAATATGCAAGACAACAACAAGAAGTAAAAAATCTTATTGATTTAATGGAACAACAAGCTGAAGCTGCTCGTGAGATTGCTGAATTCCAAAATCAACAAAATCAAGCAATCTTAAGTGCATATGAATTAGTTAAAACACAAACTGAAGCGTTTAAGTTAACTGGTCAAAGAGAAGCACTAGAAAAGAGTATACAGAATTTACGAGGTAATGAACAAGCAACTATTAAAGAATTGTTTGACTTAGAAAATCAGCGTAAAGTTCAGTTAGAAGCTATACAGAAAATACAAAATCTTCCATTTGAAGGTGTTGGCGGCATGAAGCAGAAGATGCAAGAGATTAATGATCTATATGATGCTAGAAAATTAAAGATTGAAGAAACTGCAGCCAAAACAAAAGAAGAACAAGCAAGTTTTGCCTATGGTTGGGAACAAGCAGGTGAAAAATATCGTAACAATATTAAGACAGATGCTGAATATGCGGCTCAACAAATGGGTAACTTTACGAAAGGTATTGAAGATGCATTCGTTAAGTTTGTCCAGACAGGTAAAATATCAATTAAAGATCTTGCAAATAGTATGATCGCTGACTTTGCTAGAGTACAAGCACAAAAGATGTTAAGTGGAATATTCGGTGATAAGTCTGGTGGAGGTGGCGGTGGATTTGGAGGAATATTTGGCGCAATAGCAGGATTATTCAAAGCTAATGGTGGTCCAGTTGCTGCTAATAGTCCATACGTCGTAGGTGAACGAGGTCCTGAATTATTTGTACCTAACAATGCTGGTAAAGTAGTACCTAATAACGCATTAGGTGGAGGTGGTAATGTAGTTAATAACACAACTGCCGTATCTTATAACATACAAGCAGTTGATGCAAGTAGCTTTAGAAGTTTAGTTGCTCGTGATCCTGAATTTATACACAATGTAAGTGAACAAGGCAGAAGACAAATGCCCATAAGGAGTAGAAGATAATGGCATTACAAGACGTAATAAACACGGCGACTAATATAGAAATTAATCGCTCTAAACTAATAGCACAAAATGTAAGTCGTAGTGGTAGATTGAGCGTTGCTAGTCGTAATTGGGCAAATCCATTTAGATTTATAGTTACGCCTAAACCTGTATGGACTGCTGCAGAATACAGAGCAATATTTGAACCTATCTTTACGGCTGACAGATATTCAAGTCAGAGCATTGCGCTTACTGATCATAACACTTCAACAGGTGTGTTAACGAATGCTGGTATGGCATGGTTAACTAGTTATCAAGGTGGTCTAGATAGTGGAGATGATGCAATATTAGATAGTTATACAGCAACATCAATGACTGGTAACGCATTAACAATCACGAAATCAGGTAGTCCTACTGTTGGTACATACATCTTCAAAGCTGGTGATTATTTAAGAATGGTTGGTGGTACATATCCATATATCGTAAGTAATGATGTTCAAGTAAGTGCAAGTTCTACGGCAACAGTTACAGTACATCGTGGACAACTACAATCATTCAGTAGTGGTATAAACATTTACATTGGACGAAGAGCAGCCATATTCAATGTAGTAGTTAGTAAGTTACCACAAATTAAATTCTTGCCAGGTCAATTAGTAGAATTTACTAGTGACTTTGAGTTAATTGAGGATATAGCATGACAACAAACATAACACAAGTTGATGGCAGAAAGATTGAGCACGGTGTTCTAATTGATCTTACATTAATTGATCCTGCAACAAATCTACAAGTAACATACTATGTAAGTAATTGTTATAAAGCAATTAGTTATGGTG